TGAAATAACTGAATAAGGAAACACCAAACATCTTCAATTCTCACAGACGATAAAGCATAGACTTATGCGTCCGCTTGAATATAGAAGGTGACGGATGACCTGAAGAAAAGGAACCTAGTCCCATAAAACGAAGAAAGGACGGTAACGAAACGTTGAACTTGGTTATAGTCTCAAGAATCATTCCAAAATTAGAAGATATTTTGGTAAACTCTTTAAGAGATACACCTGAGAAAAACGAATCGGAACTAACAACTCTCTTCGCAAACTCTGCCACACCTTTATTAGAGACTAAAGATTTAGAGGGATTAACCCCTACATCCAGCTCTTTCATCAACTTCAAATACAATTTAGCAACCTTAGAATCAAGAATTACTAAATCGTCACCAAGAACTAGGTAATACTGGAATCAACCAGCATGCCCAGCTCGTCAGGCAGACAACTGTACGAGAAAATGATGAGTAAAGGCTAACATAGCCCAAGAACTAAGTGCCCCCATAGGCTGACCACAAGCATATCGGACTGCTAAGTCCTTAAAACCTTTAGAGTTCGGGACCAAATAATCCCGTTCTACTAAAAGTCTAGCTCAATGATCGCCTAATGAAGGTCACAATTGATTTAAGATCAGAATCTGAAGTTTTAAAGGTAATCGATCAGTAGCAGCGGATAAATCAAAAGAGAAAGACACAGGACGAACCTTCAGCATCTGCTGAAGTAGTTCTATACCCTTCTCTTGATTAAATGTAGCATCCTGCTTAATTGTTTTCAAAAGTGAAAACAAGTAATCATGAAGAGGCTTCATAATCCACTGTGTGACGATATCCACCATAGCGAAGACACGTACTTTTCCCGGCTCATCTTTAAAAGCTAACCGACCTACAGCCCATTCCCTTATTTCTTCAACTCCATAACCTGGTTTGGAATACAAATCCAACCAATCGTTAATTTGCTGAAATTTAAAGGTATTAGGTACATAAGTCGGAGCCTTAGTAAAGAATCAAGCGACACTCGATCAGAGAGGAGATTTTCTCAATAAGAGAAAAGAATCCAAAATCCCTGACGTAGAGTTTCCCTTAAAATCCGAGGAAGAAATGCTTCCACTAGCCCTTATAATAAAGGGTCTGAAACTTCATTTAAATGGTTGTGTGAAATTCTTTCAGAATATTGGAATAAAAGATAATACATCTTGTTTTAGCTCCCCTTTAAAAGGATCAGTTATCGTAGATAACTTAACCTTACCAGGATAAGGTAAAACACGATATAAACCTAATATTGTCAATATAAAGCGAATCTCTAATGGTCGAGACTTTCTCACAGAATCTCGGAACCGAGACGGCAATATACGTGGTAATCCTCCAGAACTTAAAGAAACTGGAAGATCAAACGTGTGACTATGAATGAAGGAATGTTTCTTCGTCACAGATAAATAATGATAGATGTACAAAGTACAAGCTTTCATATATTTACACATAGTAGCCATCCCCTGTGTTCGTCGAATCACATTGAGACGCGAAAGCAAAACATAACTAGCTTTAATTAATTGAGGGTTCAAATGCCCCAAAATTAGTCTCCCCACCGAAAGGAGGGAGGGAGTAATTTTGGAGATAGCTTTTACACTATCATGCCAAGCAAAGGATCTTTTAATATATAATAAACGTTGTCGCAAATAGAAAAATAATTTTATATTGTTGAAGACGTGTTATATAATAAAGCCCATTTACTTCTTCGGTTTCCCCTTTCGAGGCCGCAGGCAGGTTGATGAACCGGGCATGGTAGCCCTAGAGTTAATATTAGCAAGCACCCAAAGGTGCCTCTTTTATCGCTCTTCTTATAGCTTAACATAAGCAACTTATTACCACATAATTAAGAGGGTGTCAACCCCTCAATCATGCCATGGTTACGACACCATAGGCCTTTCGGTTACTTATATTAGACACTACAAGCATCTGCTTGTGGGACCCAACTAAGGGTTCGGACAAGACTTTGTCCGGGCACTGCTTTCGCCGTTTCTCCTAAGGCCCTCTGCATTACTGCAGATATTATTCTTAGGATACGGTCTATTATATTAGATCTATTGATACACTTTATTACTAATCTACATCCACTTTGTGGTCTTTTCACCGCAAAGAAGGATATCCAAGTTGTATTTTCAGTTAGTATCTTACGAAGACACTAAGTAGAGGAATCTTATTCCAACACCTACGTAGTTTTCTGCAGATACTTTCAGAGCTAAACTCTTAATCTGAT